TACGATAATTTTCAATCCGACCTTTACCCCTCAGACTTTGTTGTCGTTCGCGGAGCTAAATCAGGCGTCCCGCGCTTTTACGACAAACGGTTCGAGATTGATGACCCTGAAAACTATCTACGAATCAAGGAAGCTCGCATTAGAAAAGCTCTTGAGCGAGCTGAAAACAACACCCCCGAACGCTTAGCCGTTCGAGAAAAAGTCACACAACGGAAAATCCAAAACCTTACGAGGCCAGTATGATTAACGGCATTTACTCCATCTTCGACTTCAAGGCGCAAACGTTCAGTGCGCCCATGTTCTTCATCAACGACGACGTCGCTGTCCGCTCGCTTATTCAAGCGGTGCGCGATGAAACCTCGTATTTGAGCAAGGCCCCAGCGGATTACGAGCTTTTCAGGCTCGGCACCTGGGACGACAACACGGGTGAAATCAAACCCGAATCAAACATGGTCGCGCGTTGCGTCGACCTACAAGCTGTGAGCACCAAAGCATGAAGTCAGTTATGTCTCATCAGTTCTCGCAGGTACCGGCTGTGCAGGTACCGCGTTCATCTTTCGACCGGAGCCACGGTCTTAAGACTACCTTCGACGCCGGTTGGCTCGTCCCTATCTTTGTGGACGAAGCGCTTCCCGGCGACTCCTTCAACCTCAATCTAAACGCGTTCGCGCGCATCGCGACGCCTTTGTTTCCCATCATGGATAACCTTCGGATGGAAACCTTCTTCTTCGCCGTTCCCATTCGTCTTATCTGGGACAATTGGGAGCGTTTCAACGGGGCCCAGACCGACCCCGGCGACTCTACCGACTTCCTTATCCCCACGATGACCTCGGGTGTAGGTGGCTATCAGGCGCAGAGCCTGCACGACTACTTCGGCCTTCCTACTAACGTGGCCGGCATGGAGCATTCGTCGCTGTGGCACCGTGCCTATAACCTCATCTGGAACGAATGGTTTCGGGACCAGAATCTTCAAGACAGCTTGGTCGTCGATAAAGACGACGGCCCTGACAACCCGGCCGATTACGGCCTTAAACGCCGCGGCAAGCGGCACGACTACTTCACCAGCGCCCTGCCTTGGCCGCAGAAAGGCGATTCGGTCTCGCTACCGTTGGGTACGTCGGCGCCCGTCATCAGTGACGGCAACCCGCCGAACTTTGCTGCACCAGGTGGAGCGGCTCGGCAGTTACAACAGACCAGCGGCAGTAACGCCATAAGTTGGAATACGGCTGCGACCGCGACCGGTCAACCGCGTTTTGTGAATAGCGGTCTACGAGTCGACCTCACTACGGCAACAGCGGCAACTATCAATCAACTCCGCCAAGCGTTCGCCATGCAGCGCTTATTCGAGCGCGATGCGCGAGGCGGCACCCGTTACACCGAAATAGTTCGGTCGCATTTCGGAGTGGTATCACCCGATGCGCGCCTACAGCGCCCCGAGTACCTCGGAGGCGGTTCCACTCCCATCAACATCAACCCTGTGACGCAAACCTCGAGCACGGATGCAACCAGCCCTCAGGGCAATTTGGCCGCGATGGGCACTGCCGGCATCACCGGCCATGGCTTCACCAAGTCGTTCACGGAACACTGCGTTCTTATCGGGCTGGTCAACGTTCGCGCTGACCTCACCTATCAACAGGGACTCAATCGTATGTGGTCCCGTCAGACTCGCGAGGACTTCTATTGGCCCGCGCTCTCTCATATCGGCGAGCAGGCAATTTTGAACAAGGAGATTTACTGCCAAGGCACGGCTGCCGATGAAAACGTTTTCGGCTACCAAGAGAGAAACGCCGAATACAGGTATAAGCCCAGCCAAATCACCGGGCTTTTTCGCTCTAATGCGGCTGCTTCGCTGGACTCGTGGCATCTGTCGCAAGAGTTTGGTTCGCTTCCCACGCTCAACTCCACTTTCATTCAGGAAGAACCCCCACTGGACCGCGTCATAGCGGTTCCGTCACAGCCACACTTCCTCTATGACTCCTACATTCAACTGCGCTGCGCGCGGCCTATGCCGCTCTACGGCCAGCCCGGAATGCTGGACCACTTTTAATGGGCTGGTTCGGCGACGCCATTGGCGCCATTGGGGGCGCCATGACGGGCAACTGGGGAGACGTCATCTCTGGTGGCCTTAACCTTATCGGCGGGGAGCGCGCGAACAGCGCGAACCTCGCATCTGCAAGGGAGGTAATGGAGAACAACAACGAACAAGCGGCCATCGACCGCGAGTTTCAAGCCGACCAAGCCGGCATCAATCGGGAGTACATGTCCGGGGAGGCAAAAGCGAATCGTGGATTCCAAAACACCCAAGCGCGAATCGGACGAAGGTACGCAACCAAAATGTCAAACACCGCCCACCAGCGGGAAATGGCAGACCTCACTAAAGCCGGTCTCAACCCTATTCTCGGCTTTGCTAAAGGTGGCGGGTCGTCTACTCCTTCGCCGTCAGTGCCGCATGGCGCTCAGGGTTCGGGTTCGGCCGCAAGCGGGTCGCGTGCTTCTGCTGGTGGAATGGCGAGACTAGAGAACACCCTTGGAGGAGGTGTCTCATCCGCCCTGGCCAGCATGACCGCGAGAGCGAGTGCGAAACATGCGGAGGCATCCGCCGACACTCAAACCGAAACGAAAAACCTCGTTCGGCAACAAGGAAAAAACGCCATCGACGAGGGTGACAACATACGTGCAGAGAAGGTCATCAAAGATGCGACCGCCGAAGAAATTCGGGCTCGCACTAAAGACCTCTACGCGTCGACAGCAGAGCGCCGCGCGCGCGAAGAACAGTCACGCATGGAAGCTCTGCTCACCTATGAAAAATATCTCTCTGAACCCAAAAACAGGGCTCGCACTGAAGGCGAGACCCTATACACCTCAACTGCCGAAAGGCAAAAACGCGCCCACCTGGTGGGCGATGAATTGGAGGCGAACATCAACGCCTCCCAATACGGCCGCGCTATGCGCTACGGTGAACGGGCCTTGCCGTTCATCAATTCGGCCGGCTCTCTTATGACCATCAATAATCTGTTCAAAGCGCTTAAACCGCGCTTCAAATCGAACAGGAACAAAAACGAGTCAAAGGACTGGAAATTGAACGACAAGGAAATTGACTCAATCGGCAATCCCTTTCCGGAGTTATTCCAATGATTGAATTTCGTACTGCCTACGGCCCCCGTAAATCGGTGCAGCTTGTCTGCCTGGACGAGTCTAGGGCCAAACAATCGATGAAGCAGGAATGCGACATCAACTTCATCGTCGGTCAATACAAAAAGACCGGCCTTATCACGCATGTGAGCCGCCAGGAGGGCTACTACGACGACGTCGAAACAATGGACTTCCATTCAGCGATGAACATCATCGCGCGCGCGGAGCAAACCTTTGGGCAGGTTCCTGCCCATATCCGCAAGCTATTCGGCAACGACATGGGGGCGTTCTTGGAATTCGCCCAGGACCCCAAAAACGAGGACCGGATGGTTGAGCTTGGTCTTGCCACCAAGAAAGAAGGGTTCGGAACCCCCCCCGATAAGGGGGGTGTAGAACCGCCGGTTGAGGGTCAACCCTCGTAAACGGCTACCCCCTGAGGTAGCCTAAGCACAGTTACACCACTTGATGTAACTGTGCTGACTGACAGCTAAGGAGCTAAAAATGAAGCGTAGCAAAATGAGCAAAGGTCGTTCCCAGAAGATGTTTCGTCGCGGCGCCAGCCGCACCAATAGCCGGAACTTTTCGCCTACTCCCATGCGCGGCGGCATCAGGCTCTGATGCCCTGCTTCCACCCGATAAAGGGGTGGTACGGATGGATGCGAAACAAATCGGGCAAGAGGCCGATAGTGTTCAAACGGGAACAAGCAATAAAAACCGCACCGGTAGAAGTACCGTGCGGTCAATGCGTCGGGTGCCGCCTGGAGCGGTCCCGACAATGGGCCGTGAGGTGTGTCCACGAGGCTTCACTTCACACAGACAACTGCTTTCTGACTCTGACGTATAACGATGACAAGCTCCCATCAGATGGCAGTCTAAACAAAGAGCACTTCCCGGCATTCATGAAACGATTAAGGGCACGGCTTGAAGGTCTTAAGATTCGATACTTTCACTGCGGCGAATATGGTGAAGAAAATCACCGGCCGCATTACCACGCCTGCCTGTTCGGCTTCGCGTTCCCTGACCGCGTCCACTATTCCACCGAGCGAGGCGTTCGCCTCTACTATTCCCCCATGCTTGAGGAAACGTGGGGACATGGTTTCTGTTCTGTCGGCGAACTCACTTTCGAGTCCGCCGCATACGTCGCCAGATATGTGCTCAAAAAGGTCAATGGCCCCAAAGCCTATGACCACTATCTTTCCGTCAACTCAATGACAGGAGTACTCAGTGAAATTCAGCCGGAATACACGACGATGTCACGCCGTCCGGGCATTGCATCGGGTTGGTACGATAATTTTCAATCCGACCTTTACCCCTCAGACTTTGTTGTCGTTCGCGGAGCTAAATCAGGCGTCCCGCGCTTTTACGACAAACGGTTCGAGATTGATGACCCTGAAAACTATCTAC